ACTTGTTGTAGTCGCTTGGAGTGGATTTATAGTATCCCTTAACTACATAACTTTGCCGGGATACAGTAACGAACCCAAGGATATAACTTTCCCTGCAAGTTTGCTGACAGGTGCATTAGCGAGTTTTGGTTTGGAAGGTGCTAAGAAAAGGGGTGATGGTACGTTTAAACCAGAAGACAAACCATTAAACAAAAAGGAAGTAGAAGAGTTACTAGCGTCACAATCTGGTAGTTATCAGACAGTTAGAATTGAAACACCAATAAAAATTATTGGCACTAAAGTAGTCGATCCTAAAAAATGAAAACTTCAGAAACCAAATTTGTTTATCTTCAATTTAATGGATTGATTGGATATAAACCTCAAGGTAAATACAATAAAATTGTTTACAAAGAATCAAATCCACCGTGGAGAAATAAAAACCACAATATTGGAGGTGTTCAATGAAAAAACTATTTGCACTACTGCTACTGTTTAGCCCTTCCGTTGCACTAGCAGACATAAATCATTCAATCCAAAATGTTGTTTCTGTTAGTACTTTAGGTGCTTCATCTACAGCTAATCGTGTTGGTACAACTTTTGCTGCATCAGGTACAAATGTCACTCCAACTGCTAACGAATCTGCCGGTGGTATTGGTACTTTAGATTTAACAGATGCACAAATTACTAATGGTGTTCCAACTATAGATTCGACTACAACTTACGCAGTTACCACAGCAGGTGATGCATGGTCTGTGCAAGAAAGTTTTATTCAAGGCGATTCCATACCAACAGATTTTAAAGCAACTACAGTAACAGCAGGGGTAGTACCTGCATTACCAATATTTGGAGACACAACTACAGTTTCTGGTGGGGTAATCGGTACAACGGCAATGACTATGGATAGTGGTGGGGCAATGACAGTTAACTTATCTGCTACAGGGGCAGGGGTTACAGCACAAATGTCTAACACAATTAAGTTAGAAATTGATTAATGAAATGGCTAGTAATATTTTTATTTGGGATACCTAGTGCCTATGCAGGGGGAATTACTCCATCGTTTTCTACAGGCCAGATGGAAAGTAGCAGTTCTAGTAAGACTATTGTGGTCGAGACAATTGTTACTGAAAATTATAGGACAGGGTATTCTTACAGTTTACAAGGCCATAACATCCAAGTTAAAGACGGCACAGTTATATCACCAGATGCTACTTATACCAATACACAAACCATTAATGGGGTATCGTTTCAATGGGTAACCCCAAGTTTAACGACCAAGCCCCAATGGGAAATCAAAACTCCCGGAGAATCTTTTTCAATTACAGAAAACTTTTTAGCACCGGGATTAGATGCGACAAGCACAATACAAAGAACTATAAATACAGAAAGTCAGAGTACAAGCTTGTCAATTTTTTCAAATTAAGTTTACTATTATTATTGTATTTGCCCAAAACCCTTGCTAATACTGTAAGCTCGCCCTCGGCATCCAGTTCCGGAACGGTTATCAACAATGGATATCAAACGATAAATGGCGGTTTTCCAACCATGATTTACGGAGGAAATATACAATGCCAACAGCCAACTGTAGCTTTTACTCCCTTTGTTACTAAAGGAGAAAACTATAGCTCACCTAGAATGACTACAACCAAAACAAATATATATGACCTTGCAGAAAATGCTGATGGCACATTAGTAAATCCCGGAAATATTCTTTATCAAAGTGAACAGCCAAGAATAGATCAATCAACACACAATTTTAATTATGGGTTTACCTTATCTCTACAAGTACCAATTGGAAAAGGTTCTGATCTTTGCATGAAGGCAGCCGAAAACCAAATCAAAGGACAGGAGTTTGCATTAACCAAGGCTCGACTTGAAGCTAATCTTGCAAGGATGAAAATATGTGCGGAGCAATTTAAACTTGGTGTAAAACTAATAGAAGAAGATGCAGTTACTTGTAAGAATGTTGTGATTACGTCAGTTCCAAATCAAGTATTGCCACATACACACGAAATAAAAACTAAGTAGATTTATCTTTTTTCTTTGTAAGTTTTTTTATTAACTGTTTAACTAATGGCTTTACAGCATTAAGGATAAGTGGAGTAGTCGCAGCCACAGATGCAATAAGAGCAGTAGAGACAACAACGCTAGGACTAGGGATGTATTGGTCGATGAACGGTACGTCTTCATAAAGCGTGATGCATTCATTGTCCTCATTCCTAATATAATCTTTTATTTTTTCTCGTCTTTCTTCGTTTACAAAACTTCCAATTCTTAACGCTTTATTTGGGGGACAGGGTTCGTATGTTACTTTCTTTTCTTCCTTTGGCTTTGGTTGTACTACGTTTGTGTCCTGTGTGGGCGTAGGAGCGGTGTTAACTGGTACTGGTTCTGTATTTATTGCTTGGGCAGGGTCGTACCTCATAGGGGTATATGAAGGCATTTGGCCATACGGACATGAAGTGTATGTACCTGACTTGTCAGATATTAATAAAGATGGATTGCGTGTAGTTTCTAAATCACGGTGATATAAATAACATCCGGGTAGCTTGCCTTCTAGTTTTGGTCTAGTAAAATATGGTGTATCTGGGATATCAATTGTTGGAAGAGATATCTCAGGTAACTTAATATCTGGCACTTAGAACATTTTTGGAAGAGTAGGTTTAACAGGTACAGGCATAGACTTTCCTGTCACATCAGGTAGTGCATTGCCAAGTACATCTGGCATTAATCCTTGGACTTCGCCAAGTACTTTATCCATTATCTTTTTTTGAAACTGGGGTGATTGAACATATTTGTATGTAAAAAAACCACCGCCTAGTATTCCCAAAACAAGAATAGTAGATAGGATAGTTAAAGCATCAAGGACTTTTCTCATGGTAAAATTGGCCGTAATAAAAGCACTAGCATTTAGTAGTGTACTTTGTTTGTTTTTAATTTTAGCTCTATCTCCTCTCTATGTCACTATGGGCTTGTTTACTAGAATGCAAATGCAAGAAAAAATTTATTAATTTTGATTAGCTACATAAGATATATAATTGCTTGTTAAAACAAACATCCATTTGTTGTCAATTTTTGCAAGAGAGGTTACACAAGTTTTAAAATGTGTATCGTTTTCAGTAGCAATTGAAAGATTAATGTTTGGATTTGTTTGTGAAATTTCAACAGTATAATTTGAACCATTTTCAATTACATTAAATAAAATATTATTTTTAAGAACTCCTTTAGAGATAAGACTATCAATAATAATTTTTGCTTCATCAGTTGTAAAATTTTGATCTAATACATTTTGTGCTGTAAAAGTACAATACATATGGTCAATATTTCCTGGATCTGTAAATTTAGTAAAATCAACAGAACCAGATTTTATTAATTTAATTTCGTCTGTTGTTAAGGTAAAACTCATGGTGCGTTACCTGTTAATGTTCCTGAGTTGCTTGCGGTATAACTAATACCACCTGCAAGTTCTACATATTTACCGCCAGCACCTCCATTTCCACCACCTGATGCTCCAAAATTACCTCCGTTTCCACCAGCACCACCATTAGAATAACTAGAACTTGCACAAGCACCTTGCGCTATTCCAAAAAATGGATTTCCATATTGTTGCCAAGAGTTAGTTCTTGAGCCACCACTAGCACCATTTGTAGCAGCACTATTATATCCTTGACCGTTACCTCCATTGCCACCAGTACCACCAATACAGTTAACATTGTTATTACTATCAACATATACATTGTTAACAGTATTTCCATTATTACCAGCACCGCCACCGCCACCGCCACCACGAATAGTTCCTGAGTTAGTGACTGTTACATTATTACTGGCAATATAAATTGCAGAGCCACCAGCAGAGCCAGCAGAACCACCGCCACCAGTACCACCAGCACCACCAGCACCAGATATTGTTCCAGCGTTTTGTATTTCTAAAGTACCTACTAATCCAGAAGGTATTGTTAATGCTCTATTACCTGTGCCACCAGTTGCACCAATTTCAAATCCACTTGGGATAATAATAACTTTTGCTATATCAACAGTATAATCACTACCAAATATAGTAGCTGCATTTAAATTTGTATCATTATCACTTACGGTATGTTTTAAGTCTGCTACAGCACCAAGTCCTAAATACATTTGCTGTATAGGCATTAGCTTAACCCTGCTCCTGAGATGTAAGCTGTATTAGCAGCAGCAAACCATACAGTAGCCATTCCTCTACCAGCTAAAGTTCTGTTTCCTGTAGCAGCGTCAGCAGCATTATACATAGTTACTCCAGAACCTTGAGTTATTGTTTGATCTGATCCACTATTATTTATAATTGTTACTGCATCACCAGCAGAAAATACTGAGTCATTAAGAGTAACACCACCTGTAGATATATAAATAGCTTTACCAGCGTCAGCAGCTACAGCCACATAAGCTCCACCTTGAGCATTAGAAGGTATAGATCTTACATTACCTTTGCTGTCTGATATAGTTCCTGTTGTTTGTACGTTTTGTGATCCAAAGTCAGGAGATATTTTACTTCCAGCTATTGCAGCACTTGCATCTACAGAAGCGTTAACTACTGCATTGCTTGCAAGTTGATCTGCTCCAACTGCATCATTAGCAATCGTTAAAGATGTCGAACCAGTTACATCACCTGTATGTGTAGCATTAGAAGTTTTAGCTGTATTAGCTGCTATAGCTGTGTTAATAGAGTTAGCTAACTTATCTTCCGTTACGGCATCGTCTTGTATGGCATTAGTATCTACCGCATCATTAGCTAATTCACTAGCTTCTATTTGATCCGCAGGGATTTTTGCTTTTGTTATAGCGTCATCCTTTACACCATCAGTAGAAATTTTTGTTAGTGCCATTAGTCAGCTTCCTCCGCTGTATTAGTTTTAGCCCATTCCAAGTACTCTTGGTAGTCAATGTTTGCTTCGTCAAATGGAATTGTAGTTACTACTCCATCTAATGTTTTTTGCACAGCACTTATAGTATTTGTGTATTGATTTTTTAAAAGTTTATAAGTCATAATTAAAGTTCCGCATCAGCCTCCCATGTATAAGCGGTAAAGTAGTTTGCACTTCCGCTAGATACACCAATATATGTAGGACCTTTAGTACTTATCTGAGGAGTACTTGCGGTCCTTACGACATCTGCATTTAATACTTGTCCTGTAGTAGTACTGCTTCTAGCTCTAATTGTCATCGTAGGTGCTGCTCTCATTTCAACAGCAAAACGTGGTGCGGGAGAATTACCATCGTTCCATGCAGTAACAATAATACAATCATTAAAATCAGTACTTGTACCAGGCACACTTCCTTTATCGAAAGAATTTTGATAGTATCTACAACATTTTAAATATTCATCTGTAAATGACCTATGCTCAAAATCTGTTGCAACGCTGCCTACTTCTAATTGAACTCCTGTAAGATCAAATGTAGATGCACCAGCAGTAAGCCAAGTTGATGCCATATCTGGCGTTTGGTTAGCTCCATCATATGCAGCCCATTGATCTAGTGTTTTATTGTTTGTTGAATCAGTTCCAATAAAAGGAATTAACTTTAATTGTACTCCAGCCCCAGTATCATTATTAAAAGTTAAATTAGAATTTCCAGGAATTGTTTTTGTAATTTTTGTCCAAGTATTGTTTGCAGATGCAGTAAAAGAAAAAGTATAAATTTGTGCTGTACCATCAAAAGAATAGAAATAACCATAAAATGTTTGATTTGTACTACATCTAAACCAAAATTGCAAAGTTATGTTGCTTGATGCTGAACCATAATTCCATCCACTTGAAGTTATATTTTGTGCTTCAATTCTTTGTTGTATTTCTACTTCAGAATTTGCTGCTACTACTCCAGCTTGTGATAAAGCTATTCTTGCATAATTTCTAAATCCTGCTTCCCAAGGACCTGTATCACTAGAAGATAAGTCTTGTTGTGATTTAGTTGAGTTGTGAGTTATGTTACTTGTTGACAACTTATATCTATCTACAGTTTGATAACCATTAGATGTAGATGACGTACCACGTTGTGCCACTTGCATAGCTCCGTTAATTATTAAATTACGATTACTTAGGTTATTAGTAATATTGGCAGTACACGTTCCATCAGTATTATTAATACTTAAGGCAGCTACCGATGCACTTACCCCTTTTATCGAATTTACCTTGATCTCTGACATAATTAACTAGGTTCTGTTGGAAAGGTAACAGATGACATATCTAAATTACCATTGGAATTAAGTTTAGGCGATGCACTAGATGGTAAATCACGCAAACTTTGACGATATGTTTTCCAAGAATCTGCAAGTGTTAAATCAGAACTAGCTCTCCAATCACAAGCTGTTAATCTTGCATTTCTTTCCTCTCTTAATAGTCTCATAGGTTCTGCATTTGTTAGTCTTGTTAGCTCTGTGTCTATTTCTGATTCAGTAGGTTTATCGCTTCCAGTTAAATTTGCATAATCACTCCCAACCCATGTAAATTCACCATTTGGTTTTAACGACATTAATGCATCAAACTTTTTGTAAATCATGCTGCAACCTCCATTAATGTTAAAAAACTATCACCACTAGCTTCTTGTGCGTGAGTACTTGTTGCACCACCATCAAGTAAAGATTTCATTTGTGATTTATAAGTTAAAGTATCACCCAAACTGTATGAAGGACTATGCAGACTAATTATGTTAAATCGGTGATGATAGTTTCTACTGGTAGATTGTCCAGATCCTGGAAAATAATACATATCATTAGTTGTCGAAGCTACGGCAACATTAGATCCTTCTAGTACTTGTACACGAGATCCTACATTTGCGTTAGATCCTGTAATTCTAAAAAATTGACTAAGCATTATTAAAATACTACTATTTGCAGCAGTAGGTTGAATTGTTCTACTTAGTCCAGTATCTATATAAGTTTGCCCAGACGTTGTAACTTCAGTAGTAGTTTTTGTTGTCACTACTTGAAGAATTGTACTGCCTTGAATTGTTGCCCAACCAAGGTTTCCAGACCCATCAGTTTTTAGTAATTGGTTTGCACTCCCATCAGCTACAGGAAGTTGTAATTCAACAGCAGCGTTACTTGTAGTTGTTGATGGTGCTTTAAGGCTTACTGACCCACCACCTGATGCTGCGTTTAGTTTAATCTTTGCTGTCATGGTTTAGGATATTTGTCTTTGGTTACTTTGATAGTAGCTTTCCAAGCATCTATACCATTATGGTAGATGTCATCTAGCTGATCGACCACGCTAGGATATTCGGCTGCTCTTTTAAGTTTGTATTCTTCTGCTGCTTTCCAAGCTGTATATGCTGTATTTAGCTCATCATCTGTGGGTTGTGAATCGGGATTACCAGAATCCCACTCAAGAATTTCATGTGGTGGAATAGATTGACTTAATCGAACACGATTTTTTTCACTTTTTCCTAGTTGAATTAAAGCAAGTGTAATGTCAGTACTAGAATTAATTGCCATTTTTTATGACTCCTTGTAGATTTCTACAATTGTATATATAGAAGCAAGTGTGTCATAGTTAGATTCCACTCCAAGACCATTACCACTTTGTGCATTTTCACATCTATGACGAATTTCAAATGCTTTTGCACCACTAATAGTAGTTCTGCCTATAGCAAAACTTCTTGTATCAGAAGGATCAGTAGCATTTGCATATTCACTTGTTCCAACCGCTACTATTGACGAATCAGTAGCGTTCCATATAAGAATTTGATGTCTTAGTCCTTTATGTGAAGGAGCATTTGCTTTTATTAAATAACTTCCAGCTTGTAGTGTAAATTGATTGCTACCTATAGTAACGATACCATCGGAATCAGACAATTCTGTATTTAAATCCCTAGTGTTAAAAGCACCAGTACTTGAAGAACCTCCTGCGGTATTAGTAGCTTTTTGATCACAAATAAGTGCATAACTAGCAAATTTTCCGCCAACACCACTAGCTAAATCAGCAGAAGTTATAGACCCATCAACAATATTTGCTGAATTTATTTGTAATCCAGTAATTGTGTCATTTGAGCCGTTGAGTACTAAGGCCATTATGGAATTGTTACAACTGAAGGACTATTTATTGTTAGTGTAGCATTAATTGTTAGAGGACCTGCAACCAAAGCGTTATGATTTGAAGAAATTGTGTAATCATTATCCATAGAATTTTCACTCTCAAAAAATATAGATTCTCCTCCACCACCCTGCGCACCTGCTGTTATACCAGTAAGGTTAGATCCATCAATAGCAGGTAAAGTACCTGTGATGTTTGCTGCTGGTAAGTTGGTTAGGTTTGCTCCTGATGCTGCTGGTAAAGTAGCAGGGAATCTAGCGTCAGGTACAGTTCCAGAAGTTAAATTAGATGCACTTAAAGCAGTAAGGTCTAATGTTTCATAAGTGGGATCAGCACCATTATTAGCTCTTAAAAATTTACCGTTATTGCTTGATGTACCATGTTCTAATTTTGCTAAAGATATAGAATCATCTGCCAATTTAGAACCTGCTATTGCTGCACTAGCATTTACGTCAGCGTTGACAATAGCTCCATCAACTATCTTTGCACTTGTTACTGTGTTGTCGCTTGGAGTTCCAATACTTACAGACGCACCGATAGTAACAATAAAAAAATCAGCACCAGTTGGAGGGGCAGAACTAAATACAATATTTGCACCATCTAAAGCAA